CTCTTCAAGTTCGGGCGGTCTTTCAGAGTGACCCTCACTCATTGTAACCGCTGCTACGTCAATGATTGGAATACCATTTTTGACTGCCATTCGTTTAAAAGCTTTAGAAAGATTCTTTGCTTTCTCAGTCTCATTTTTAGCACCAGATGAATCATCAAACAAACCATGATAATCCAAGATGACCATATCTGGATGATACTGGTCAATCTTAGCCTGTACCATGTTTTGATCTGCTGTTTCAAGACCTTCTGATGTGACAAGATGGATTGCATGCTTTCCAGAGAAAGTCTTTTCAGCCCAAGACTCATATGATTTTACAATGGCAGGGTTGGCTCTCACCAAGTCTGTATTTGTAAAATGCCCCTCGCCATTGTTTAGCAAGGTATCAAGGCGTTGTCCCTCTTGTAACTTATTCATCTCTAGGGAGATAATCAGAGGTCTATAACCAGCCCTCCAAGCATTAACAGCAAATAGTCTGGCAATGAATGATTTACCAACGCCAGTCCAGCCAAGAAGAACAACAAAGTCTCCCGGTTGCCAACCACCGAAGGATTTATCAATTACCTTGATACCGCTAGGAATACCCTGAAGTTCATTCTTGTCTCTCAGTGATCTTTCCTGAAGATCAGAGAATCTATCTTTCCATTCACCAACAAGATCTGTGTCTTTCAGGTTGCTAGAATACTTATATAATCTAGATGTATTCTCCATCAAAAAGTTAAGAGCATCTTTTGGACCGATCTCATTAAGAAGAGAATTAGCCTTAGATACAATAACTCTGGTCTGGTAGGACAAAGACTCTTTCTTCGCCTCATCTAGATAGTAAGCAATTGGTTCTGGTGTTGATAGAAACTCAAACTCAGGATGATGTTGCTTAACGGTTTCTTTTGATGGAACCTTTGAATGTGAATCATAATGAGACACAACGAAGTTCCAAATATCACGGTGTTCAATGAAAACATTTTCAGCACCACCGTTAACGGCTTCTACATATGAACCAGTTGTAATAATTGAGTTCAAAAGCCTTACTTCGTAATTCATTCCTCAGCCAATCTCTTCTTAGTTTCCTGTACAATATCTTTAAACTTATTAACTGATGTCCGCTCTTTTTTAACGATTTCAATATATGCTCTTGAATCAATAGCAAAATCAAAAATCAAGAATGGTCCCGGCTTATTAATAACATATCTAATGATTGCGCTTTGTAGCAATTCACCATCATAGTGTTCTACCAAAGCATTAGCAACGGCTTCTTGTCTTGGGGAATCTGGAATAAACAGTTTACGCGATCTGTCGCAAGATTCTTTGAAGATTTCTATCAGTTCTATCCCTGTTATCTTTTGATTCACTCTTAACCTCCCTCCATGTTAGCAGGAGATACTCGTATTCGCTGATACCGCCATATACACCATAATGACTATCTGATTCCCATGCTGTCAAAAAGCATTCAAGTCTTACCGTGCATTTTTCGCAGATAGACTTTGCAATATCAATGTCTTCTTTTTTAGAAGAGAACCAATAGTTTACTGGATGGGTTGATGAACAAAGAGCGTAATCTTTCCAATTACTTTTGAACTTCACTATCAAGTTCCTGAAGTTTGGCTTCTATCTGTGAATCAATTGACTCCCAAAGCTTCTTCCAAGCCTCGTCATCATCAAGAGACGATGCTTTTGTTCTTGCACCAGCATCAAGTCTCAAAGACTCGTAGTTACCAAGATTCTTGGTAATGCCAACTGATGCCCAAATTTCTACTTCATTACTATTCTTAGTTGTCATTTCTGTCCTTCAAATGTGAGTTTTACTTTTTGTGATAATGTCTTTATTTTAGAAGAGACATTCTCTTCCTTAACTGGACGACCAGGAACTCTGGTGTTAAAGAATTCAACCATCTCGTACACATCTTGTTCCTCATAATATCGCCAATTTTTGTATCCATTATAACGATCACCAAATTTACTTGGTGATGCTATAAGACCTCTTTTTTCATATTTACGCAAAGTATCAGATCGTCTTTCTACAATCTTAGCAACCTCACCAACGGTATAGATCCTAGAGAGCAGAAGTTCGTTCTGCTGGTATGGTATCAGAACCTGTTCGCCATTGTCTAGCCTTTCAATGACGATCTTGTTTCTGGTTTTGCTAAGTTTCTTTACTTTGACAATCGTGCCTGCATATTTATAGAACTTATTCAGAACTATGTTTTTGCTCAGCATAATTTACCTTTTTCTTACTGAGTCTATCAATAAGTTTATTTAGTTCAGATACAGAAATATCTTTAGAGTCTGCGCATTTGATGCATGTTATGTCAACATAATATACACCAAATGCGTAGTACTCCTCACCAATAAGTTTTAAGCCTCCGCATTTTTTACATTTAAAGCGAAAGTTCACTTTCCATTCTTTCTACTAGATTACTTCAACGTTGAAGCGCTCTTTGGGTCGCCAACCTTTGTGGCAGCAACACCTTTGATAACGCTAATTCCGGCAGCAACAGCAGCAGTAGCAGCAGACTTAAGTTCATCCACTCCACCAACCGTATAAACAGCAGCAAATGTTTGCAATGCTGTCCAGACTGCTCTTTCAATAATATCCTTGATTAACTTATCCATTTTTCCTCCTAGTCAAGCCAGCAGTTATATTCTGCTGTGACAATTCCCTTTTCGGGATGAACAAACATCAGGGGCTGAGAAGGCCTACCAATAGCAGCAAGGCTTTCCATAGCATAAGTGTTTGTAGATTCTGGGCTACCTGAGATTCTAAACTGAACAGTATTGAATGTCATCTTTGTAGGCGTATGGAAATGACCACAATAGACATCATCAAAATGTTCCTGAATAGCCCCAACTTTCCAACCATAAACTTTCTTCTGGAAGGAGTAGAACGTAGAGAGACTACCAAATTGATCACCGTGAATCAGCAGGGACTTATAATTGCCGATGGTATCAATTCCGTACCAATTTCTTTCACCGCGACCGTCTGGGATGACGAATTTAATTCGCTTCTCTTTTTCAAAGACAAGTTGCATAATCCGATAAAGCATACGGTCAGCATTTGTCTCTGGGTCATGGTCACGCCTTCCCCTACCACCAATTGCGCCGTGATTACCAATAACGCCTACGAATGTGACTGTCTCAAAGTTTTCCAGCATTTTAGTGATGAAGTTCTTCATAATTCTTGGACCATCAACAGTAATTTGACGATACAACCCGCCATCAATCAAGAAAGATTGGCCGGGGAATATAAGTTCACCTTCAACAATGTCTCCAAGGCACCAAATGTGGATATGCTTAACAGGATGATCCTGTCGCTGAATCTCTGTGAGTTGAATTACTTTGTCAGCATAGCGATCAATTCTTTCCTCGCAAACGAGAGAATTATAATCTGGCGTGACTTTGGCCAACTGCCAATCTGCAAGAACTGCTACAGCAACTTCTTCACCGCCCTTTCTCTTATCATGAGTAGGCTTTTGAACTGGCGTATACTTTGTATTAGCAGAGTTAATCTCATCTTTAACGGCTCTAAAAACCGCATCTGCAAGATGGTCTTCTTTTGATTTCAGTTTTTCATATTCCTGAATCAGTTTTGTATAACTAACTTTAAGTTCTGACTCTGACTGAATCTTTTGATGAGTCAGGGGGTCTACTGGTAGATCTATCATTCCATTTTCTTTTCTAAACTTGCACAAACCCAGAGAATCGATACTCTTTCTACAACTTGGATCTGCGTATTTTTGATTTGCCGTATTCGGCTCAAAAGACTGATTACAGCCTTCTGCCTCACATATTTTCATTAGGACTCCTTGGTTGGCATCAATATTATCACAAGGAATCGGAATGCAAGGGTTTTCAAAATCTTTTTTCAATGTTAACTCTCTTTGATGCATTTCTTTTTACTGTATGCGGTTTTGTCTTCTTAACAGTATCTCTCATCTTATTTCTTGTCTTTTCGTTAGGTCGATAACCTTCTTTATGCAAAGCACTATGCTCAGCAAATGTACAAAGAAATAGATTCTCTATTCTATTATCTGTTTTGATTTCATTTATGTGATGGACAGTTTCCCATTGCTGTAGATATCTATCCAAATACTCTTCCATCACTAACCTATGCTCATAGGCATAGCCCCGAATATTTTTGGGGTGTTCTGGTCTCAGAACTCTAACATATCCCTTGTCATCAATGTATTTTCCACCATTAAAATTGGGATTATCAGCACCAGAAAGCGGTGCATCTGACCATTTCACATCATCACGCTTTGAGGCAAGCGTTGAGCGTTTCACGGACTATACAGCCCCGCCTATATCTTCAACATATAATTGACACTTAGCATCAGCTGACTGAATGAAATAAGCAGTAGGGCTATTATTAGAAGCACCCTGAGTTCTGCTAATTGAAGCAAAAAATTCACCATTAGATATAGCTGTTGATGCAACTTCAACAACTGCATAAGTACCAGATCCAACTCTGGTGTAGAAAGCCGATTGCTTAACAGAATGATCTGCAATTACGGGAGTAGCATTGCTGGCAGCATTAAGGAATGTATATGGTGGAATTGTTATCTTATAAGTAGCCAGAGTTGAATTTGCTCCACCAAATGTTCCGGAGCAAATCTTTAAATTAAAAGTTGAATCCTCTCCACCTGGCTCTTTTATTGCTATACCAGAGAAGTTAAGAATAACTCTATAATAACGATTGACGGAGACACTTACTCTATTATCAGCACCGCCAGTTCCAGATTCATCTTTAAGTGCAATAACTTCTTTTTCTAAGAAATCACTATAGTCAGATGAATTAGAAGTAATAGTCTTAATTTTAATAAGACCCTTTGGATTGTCATCGGTTGCATCTTTTACCTGTTCGATATTTGTTGTCATTTGTTGGAGACGATCCCCGGTAATCGGGGTTCCATTTGTCCAACTTACAGGTGAGTAATTTTCATAAGCCATATCTATCTATTATACCTCATCTTCAATACTTTGAATATTTGATGCTCTCAAGTCATAATTATTCTTAAGCGGTTCAACTTCAATTTCAATATCTTTTCTCGTAGCTTGAACTATCCAATAAAATTCTTGGTTATCATTAATTGAATTTTCTTGATTATAAACTTTAAATTTTCCATTCTCTATTTGAGTAGCGCCTAATGTGGAAAATAGTTTAGATGAATTTTTAATAATTGGTGTAATCATAACAATTCTTTCATCTATTTTAGTAAGAGTTTCAAAATAATCTGGTAAAGTAATTTCTATTTCTCCATTTACAAGTTGAGCTTTTCCTTTATAAAACACATCTGCTGTCGGCCCTTCTAAAGAGGCGTGAACGAGCATTTTATCTTCATATAATGGATGTTGTATTCTAAAACTCTTAGTTCCACCAACAGAAAAGTCTCCTGCAACATATCCAGTATCTACATAAAATCCGCCAACACCATATTCAGATTTTTGTGCGCCAGTTACTGACCAGTATAATAATGAATTAAAATTTAATCTACTTCTAATCCTTGATCCATCAAAATACTCAAATTGACCACTATATAGTCTTAATCCGCCACTGGTCAATGACATCCATCTTGTTCCACCAGTTCCGGGGTCATTCTCGGTATCACTATGAATTCCACCGGTATACCAAGAGAATCTTGAACCTGTTCTGAAGTATTGAGTACCACTTTGAATACCTATTCCATAACTAGTTGACCATAGATTTATCATCTGGCGGACCTGACTACCAAAACTTAAATTACCAGTAGTTGCTACATTTATAGATGTTGCAGATACGTTTCCAGAAGTTCTTATGGTTCCATCAGATTTTAACTCTACATAAGTGCCAGAATCATAACTTGGAGTCGAAGTTGAGTTCAATATTAATCTTGCATCATCAGGAGTAGAGTAATAACCAAGAAATGCACCAGATCCAGTTGGACTTCCCAAATTATTTATTCTTTTAATCTGAACAAGTTCGCCTAAAATATAGGTTAAATAATTATATGTATTTCTTGTTGCATATTTATAAAAATCTCCGCTTGTATTTAAATAAACATAATTATTAGAATTAAAATATGCGCTTGTCAAACCACTTGAGTCTAATTGAAGTGGACCAATAGTTGCAACTTGAGCAGAAAGAGTGCCGCTAGAGTTAACAGCAAAAGGCAGAGAGAAACCATTTGACAATGGGCCCCCAATTCCTATAACTATTTCATCTGGATTTGATGCAGCATTATAAATGCCAGTAGATATAGTTATTTGATCAGAATTAGAGCCAGCATTTAATGTATTTGATGAAAGAGTAAAACCGCCAATAGTACCATTACTTGCAATTACTGTTCCCCTAACCGTAACGTTATTAAACTCAGCAGATCCTGTATTTGATATTTGCCAACCGCTAACTCCAGCACTATAATTATTACTTCTAATTATATTGTTAACAAGTATTATATTTGCTGCAAGTTCATTTGCAGTTATCGTATTGGCAACAATTTGAGTCGCCTCAATTGTTCTAGCAATAATTGTTGCACCATTAAGAGTGTTAGGCTGTAAAACAATTCCGGCAGGTGTGAGGATAGAATCTGTTACTGTATCTCGAATAACTTGTTTTAATGATTCAAAACTATTTATTTGAAACTGTCTTCTAACTGGATTATCACTTATATATCCAAAATTAAAATCATAGACCGAATATTTGGTCGCATCAATTAATGATGAATTTTGACCATCATGTGAGTGACCGCCTGCTGGGTAAAAGTAAATATTATTCTCTGTTGTGCCAGTAGTTATGGATGATCTAGTTCTAGCCATTAGACAACCTTCCTTAATGTAAGAGTATGAGTTAAAGAATCACCGTAACTAAAACTATGAGATACAACCCAATAATCCGCATTAATTATATCAAAAGATGAGAGAGAAGATATGCGCACCCTGTCCCCGAGTTGCAATTTTGGAAGCGCCATTGTTTGAACATTGAGAATGGGGACTGGTTCTGACATCTTGGATATTATAAAATCAGCCAACTTTTGAGCATGTACGGCATCTGTAATATATGGATTTTCTATAACAAGATCCTTGAGACCGTATCTTCTAATATTGACATCAAGAGCGGCTTTTTGTTCTTTAACTTGATCGTTCTGTTCTGTAGTGATAACTGGTATTCCAGCAATCGAAGTAAAAGCAACTTTATTGGTTAAAGGATTAGTTCCTTCTGCAAAGACGTAATCACCAGACTCTACATTATTTGATGCAACAATAATTAATTCCCCGCCATATGCACCAAACTCAGCTTTATGAATTTCAATTTGAGCAGGATCTTCAAATAAAATACCAGTAATAAATGGAGACTTCACATTATAGGCCGGGGCTTTATCAAACTGAACGTCAAAATATCTAGCCTCTCTTACCTTTGTATTAGCAGTATGGCTAACTGCTGAGGTAGCAAATTGACCTCTTTCAAGAGATAAGAACTGGTTAGAATTTTTATCATTATATTTAATAATCTCATTGTCTATTTTGAGGTAACCAGTCTTTGGGAATGGTGGTTCATCTGTTGAGGTAACATACATTGATGTAGCAGAGTTTGAAAGATTTTGCTCAAGATCAACAACAGTTAAGATTGTTGGATCATTGGCTCTCCACAAAGATTGTGTACCGCTAATTGAGGAAGCAAGACCAGCGACTTTTACTGTCACTTTATTTGTCTGCAAT